CATTGACCGACGAGATGATCGAGAAGATCAAAACCGAAGGTATGAAGAAGTACGGCAAGACAGAACAGCCACAAGGTATCCTTGGCGCAATAGGTGATATGTATGCCTAACCCAATTAAGAAGAAAGCGGTTAAATGGATCGATGATCTAACCGGCGCATGGGATGACGTGCCTGAAGGTTATGTACGCCTAGAGAACGGTGATCTATTTAAGCTATCTAACTCTGGCGATACTCAGGTGGCCACAACTGTTGGCACATACCGTAAAGCCGCTGAGATGCTAGATCGTCTAGGCTCAGGTGATAAGCGTATCGATTACGGCGCAGGCAAAGGCTTGGGCACTGACATCATCAAGGCTAAGTCTTACGAGCCATTCCCTGAAGAAGGTTTTACTCCAGACTACACAAAACCACCTAACGAGCTATTTGACGCTGTTGTTAACCTCAACGTACTAAACGTGCTGCCGCCACAGATTCGTGACCAGGTGGCCAAAGAGCTGCTAGATCGTGTTCGCATGGGTGGTGACGCCCTGGTAGGCGCTCGTAGCTACTCTGACGTAATGAACGCTAAGAACCCTAAGATGGTTGGCGATGGCGGCATCGTTACCAGTAAAGGCACATATCAATATGGCTTTGGCGGTAAGAACGAAGGCCTGATCGACTACATGAACCGCATGGCTGAAGACATGGGTGAAGGTAAGCGCTTCGAGATGGAAAAGGCTCCACTGGCGGCAACAGGCGCTAAGATCAAGCGCGTCCCTAAGAAGAAGAAAAAGAAATGAGCGCAGTCGTCGATGAAGTCGTCAAACTTATCAAGTTAGGCTTACTAAAGCCTGATGCAGCTGCAAAGCCCAGGGCTATCAAGAACGCTCAAGAAGAGTACAAAAACTTGATGAAGAAGAAGCACTATCGTGAGATGGTTGCTAAAGCTGCAGAGGATGACTTCGGTAGTCTCTATGTACCAGAAAACGTACAGCACCAGATCGTAAAGCCAGAAGACTTCGCTGGCCACGCATTGGTTAACTACAAGACCGATCGCAGTGACTTGGGTGTTGTTGATCGATTCCTTGGTACTCAGATGGGCACTAAGGTTCAATCAGGCACTAAGTTCACGCCAAAGCACGCTGATGAGCTGTTTGGTTGGGCGTCTATGGGATCCGATACCGGAATGTCTGGTATCGCCAACAAGGCGCATCGCAAAGCCATAGCTACTGAGAACCTGACTGATATGCCATCGGCTGCAAGCAGTGTTCTTATGGGTGAAGAGTCATCACGATTCAGTGTACCAGTAGCTGAGATGATGCTTAAGCTCGTTAAAGACAACATGCCATCTAAGCAGGCCGTTAAAGCATTTGATGATGAGATGCGTAAAACTGATAAGAAATGGGTTGGCCTGGAATCAGATGAAGCGCTAGAGCAGCTGAAAGGCTTGGGCGATCACACCATGAAAGGCGCAGGCGCTCACCGTAAGCGATTCCTTCAGGTGCTAGAGAAGCCTGAGTTCCGCAAGATGGGCTTCCCGCAGCCAAACACCGCATTGCCAGTTATTGATAACCCTGAGTACGCAGGATTACCTATTGGCACTCAAGGCTTGAATATGTGGCTGCCTGACACAGCTCGTCGGGTAGAGAATAAAACCGGACTGCACGAGTCATACTCTCACATTCTGCCAAGGCTTGAAGGCACAATGGGCCGCTACGAGGTTCCTGTTAGCTTTGCAGCACAGAACCCTGCAGTTATGCGTGCATTAGGCGACGCTTACACGACTCCAAAGTGGAGCGAAAAGACACTCAAGCTGACTAAGCCACGACCATTCACTTATGGTGAGTTAATGACCGCCAACATGGATAGATCAGCCGGCGCTACTGGCACTATCCAAAAGATTGATCAAGAGTCTATCGACTCAGTAAATAAGGCTATCGAGTACAACAAAGCATTGATCGCTAAGTACGGCTCTCTGCCTGCAGCTTTGGCGGCCGGCGAGGTTATGGCTGACGAGAAGCCTGACGAGGCTAAGTACAACCCATTTGCCAGCCTGGTCCGCAAGTACGGCTTTACTCAAGCTCAGGAGATGATCAATGACATCAAGTCTCAGATCGATCGTAAACAGCAGATCAAAGACGACGCAGCCAAGATGGCTAGCTGGGAGCGCGAATCTCATCGTGCGCCACGCAGCGACACTCTGATCGACATTGGTAATTTCATTAAGGCAGACGAAGGCAACATTGGCTTGCTAGATGCTATGGGCACAACGCTAGAGAAGATTGGCCAAGGTATGGAGCTAGATTGGCAAGATTACGTCGTTCCAGCGCTTGAAGTCGCTGCAATCCCGCTAATGAAGCCAAGTATCAGCTCTCTACGCTCTATAGGTACTAAGGCTCAGCCATTCAGACACGTTGTTGACGACGCTGTTATGTACGATCGCTATGGCAATCGCTTAGGTGCTAAAGGCTTCCAAAAAGGCGTTAGTGGATGGGAGTTAGGTAGCTCTGCTGCTGACGTTGGATTAAATACAGCTATGGCAGGCGCTACGCTTGAAGAAATATTGCGGAAGTTGGCAGAACAATGACACCAATAGAAATGCAAGGTATCCTAGATGCCATCCGAGCCATGAACGAAGGTCAGTACGCTGCCCGTGGTGAATACGTCACTGAGACACCACGCATGAGTAAGGTAAACCCAACACGACAGGCTTATGACTACGAGGTTGAAGGTTTGCCTGAGAGTAAGTTCATGCTCTACGACTATTCCGAGCCTAAGCCATACGAGCATAAGTTCGACGAAAATGAGATGATGCAGATACTTGAGGCTTTCAGCAAAGGTAAAGTATATCGACCAATGCAAGCAGAACCCGGTACTGAAGAGTATAATTCCGAGGTAAAGCGCAAGTACCCAGTATTCTTTAGAGACTGATTATGGCCATTACTAACTATACAAACCTGCAGACAACGATCGCGGACTTCTTGAACCGAGATGACTTGACGTCTGTTATTCCTACGTTCATCCAGTTAGCTGAAGGACAGATGAACCGCGAGGTTCGTCATTACAAAATGGAAGCTCGATCTAACGGCCAGCAAACAGGCGGCGATCAGTATATGCAAGTGCCGGCTGATTGGCTTGAGACTATCCGATTGCACCTGACAAGCTCAGGTACTTCAGCGCTTACATTGATGAGTCGGGCTGCTATAGCAGACATACGAGCCAAGAATGAGAACGTCTCAACAGTATTGCCGTATTACTACTGCCACTCTGATGGCCAGTTCGAGCTGTATCCTACGCCAGTAGAAGACACTGACTTCGAGCTGCTGTATTATCAAAAGATTCCAAATCTGAGTTCATCAGTAACAACCAACTGGTTGCTGACTGACGCACCAGATGTTTACCTATATGGAGCTTTGCTCCACAGTGCGCCATACTTGGCTGAAGATGCTAGAGTCGCAGTCTGGGCGCAAATGTATTCTGCCGCTGTGCAGAATGTAAACAACGCGTCTGAAAAGGCACGTTATTCCGGCTCTGGCATGACACTTAAAGTACGAGGATTAGGCTAATGTCTTTTTCAAATTATTTAGAAACCGAACTGCTTGACCACGTTTTCGCGGGCAATGCATACACTGCGCCATCTACCTTGTATTTGTCGCTTCACACCGCAAACCCTGACGAAGATGCATCAGGCGCTGAAGTTTCAACTTCTGGCACTGCATACGCTCGTCAAACAGCAACTTTTTCAGTATCAGGTAACACTGCGACAACTACTGCTGCAATTGAGTTTGCAACAGCTACCGCTAACTTCGGAACAGTGACTCACGTTGCTGTGTGGGATGCTGCGACATCCGGCAATATGCTGATTTATGCAGCGTTAGCTTCATCTAAAACAATCGAAACTGGTGACGTATTCCGCGTACCGGCAGGCGATTTAGATATTACCCTGGACTGATAAATGCCTATTGAACGCGGCGGTTACAGTCTTTACCTTTACGGTTCAGGCGACTTCGGTACAAGCGGCGTTATCCATGAGGGTAGCGCTTCTGTATCGGCTTCCGCGTCAATGTCGGCTTCTGGTGGTCGTTCGCTAAAAAGTTCAGCAGCGGCATCTGTTTCTTCTGCGACAGCAGCAAGCGCAATGCGTGAACGTGAATCTGGCGCATTAGCTTCAGTCACTTCAACGATTATTGCAGCCGGTGAAGGCGTTGTAATCAAACGCACTGATAAACTCGCTTATGGCGGTGGTGTTTACGGATACAACGTATTTGATAATGCTGACTTGCAGACAATATCGTCAGCAACTTCAGCAGGGTCAACGGCGAGCGGTGAAAAAATCCATCTTGGCTCTGCTTCTGCATCGGCGTCAGCATCTTCAGCAAGCTCATCTGAGCGCGTTAGAGAGGCGAATGTCCCAACAAACTTAGCCGATGGCACCTTCAATAGTTACGCGTACACAACAGCTTCTGCGCAAGGTGCATTTACAGTAAATTCTCAGCCTAGAACCGTGACTGCGAGAGCAACTCCTGCTTTGGTAGTCGAAAGGGTCAGGTTTACGACACAGCTTTCCGTAGTTGAATCGGCTACGATTGCTATCGGTCGTGAAAAATGGGAAATTATCACCAACGATTCAAATATTTGGACTACAATCGCCGCATAACGGCACATAGAGGAAATATCTCATGGCAGATACTACGACAACCAATTATAGCTTGACCAAGCCGGAAGTCGGCGCGTCTGAGGATACTTGGGGTACTAAACTAAATGATAACCTTGACACTATCGATGGTCAGCTAAAGACTAACGCTGATGCTATTACAGCAAAGCAAGCGACCCTTACGTCAGGTGATATCACGACAGATCTTTTGGCTGCTGATGCTGTAGATGGCACTAAGATCGCTGACAATAGCATTGATTCTGAACACTACGTTGATGGCTCAATCGATACTGTACACATTGCTGACGACGCAGTAGACGGCACTAAGATTGCTGATAACTCAGTTGGCACTGCGGCGATGGATGTTGCTAGCACAGGCACAGCCGGTCAATTCCTGAGTTCAGATGGCGACGGCTCTATGTCATGGGCTGACGCTCCAAGCTCTGGTTTGTTTTCAGACACTATTGACGTAAATGACGGTGGTGCAACTGCGATCACGTTGACTGCTAACGACAACGGTAAGTCGCTTTTAATTACTTCAGACAGAACAACCATTACTTTGCCAAGTTACCAAGATGGTTTGGCTTTTGCTATTTCTCAAAAGCTTGAAGATAGCGAAGAAGTAATCATTCAGGCTACCGATGAACTTGACGAGTTAGGGCTGGGTGGCGGCATCATGGCAGGTAAGAAAGATTACCTGGTTGGCGCTGTTGGTGGTGTGTGGCGTGTGTTTAAAGAAACTCTCGGCTTCCCTGTTAACTATCAGAATATTACGGCTTCAGGCACATATACCCCACATCCATCAGCAATCAGTGTTTTGGTTTGTTGTTGTGGCGGCGGAAACGGTGGCGGTGGCGGTTACGCTGAAAAATATTATGCTGACGCACAAGCGTTAGCTGGCACTACAATTAGTATTGGTTCGGCAGCTCAGTTTGACGGCATGACTGCAAACGCAGCGAGTGGTCAGACTGGCGGTAACGGTAGTGGCGGCACAGTTTCTTATTCTGGCGGTAACGGCGGTAGTGGCGCATATGCTAACCATTACGGTCAGTACGCTAATGGCGGTCAAGGCGGCGGCGGCGGTCGTGGCGGCAACGGCGGTCAAGGCGGTAGCGGTATTATTAGTAACATGACTGCACAAAGAAAAGATGGCGGACAAGGCGGCTCAAGTGGCGGCAATAATGGCGCAAATGCAAGTCACAACGTTAATTCCACGCCTAACGGAAGCAACGGCACTGGTTCAGTTGCAGCTGCTGAAGACATGAGTGATACAGGCAACACAAACGAAGGTGTGGGTCGTTATTCTCACAACTTCTCTTATCAGGTGCTTGGTCGAAATCGAGGTGGCGCATCGATTCCTAACGGACTTGCTGGCTCTGGGGCAACTAAAGTCACATTTATTGAAATCTTGTTCAACCGTTAATTGGGGTAAGATATGAAATACTATGCAATTATTGAAGGCGGTTTAGTAACAAACGTTCTTATCTGTGAGGATGACTACGTTCCCGCGAATGGCACAGAAGTTACAGAAGATGTGTTTACATACGCCGGAACACAAGACGGAACTAAGTCTTTAGATCAAGTTCAAGCAGACGCGGCGACCGCCAAAGATGCAGCGGATTTAGAGCAGCGTAAGAAAGAAGCCCGTGAGTGGCGCGACCAGATGCTTAAGGACACCGATTGGTGGGCTGTATCGGATCGCACGATGACGCAAGAGCAGATTGACACACGTCAAGCATTGCGTGATTACCCTTCCAAAGAAGGCTTCCCTGACGTACCATTCATGGATGAATGAGGTCATACAGCACGAAAAACCATTTCCATACGTTGAAATCCGTAACGCTTACACCGAAAGCGAAGTAAGCGACATAATGAAAGAGCTTGATTCGTTCCATGAGTCAGGCTCTTTTTTACCACCAGAGCAAACAGGCTCTGCGGCTGACGACAATGAATTACTAAAGAAAAACTCAGCTGTATGGGTTGATGATGTTTATCAAAATAGAAGTGAATCACCGATCCTTTGCCACAACAGAAAGTTATTTTCTATAGGCAGTCAACTTGACTTACGCAAGCTTGGTGCAGTGTTTAGAACTGTTGAAAAATGCACGTTAGATTGGACGTTGGTTAGTTACTACGAAAACGAAGATCTGTATAAACCTCATCACGACGCAAGCAACCTGACGGCTTTAACGTACTTTTTCAAACAGCCTAAAAAGTTTACCGGCGGAGACTTGTACTTTCCTGAATATGATTTTGTTCTTGAATCAAAATTCAATACAACGTATATTTTTTGTAGCCTAGAGATGCATGGTGTTACTAATGTAGTCATGGATGGCAAAGATGAAGGTAAGTGTAATGGTCGATATTGCATGAGCCAGTTTTTAAGTTTCAGATAGCAATAGAGGTCAATATGCAATCTAAAATAACCGACTTTGTCGGAGTCTATGATGGCTTTTTCACGCCTGAATGGTGCGATGAGGTAATAAAAGCTTTTGAAATCCACCATGAAGATGGACTAACAAAGACGCGCCAAGAATTACATGATGGCGATGAAGTACACAAGAAAGATATATCGACTTGGACTGCCGAGTACTGCCATGCTGAGGCAAAGTTCTCAGGTTTAAGGACAGTATTAAACAGGACGTTTAATGACGTTTTTTGGCAGAAAATATACCCAAATTATGCTGAAACATACTCGGCATTAAAACACTGCGATAACTTCACTATTTACGAAAACAAGGTGCAAAAGACTAACCCTGGCGGCGGTTATCATATTTGGCACTTTGAGTCGGCTGCTCGCGCACAATCTAATAGAATTTTAACGCATATCTTATATCTCAATGATGTTGAGGAAGGCGGTGAAACCGAGCTTCTTTATTTAGGTAAAAGAATAAAACCCGTGAAAGGCAGGCTGGTGTTGTTCCCTGCTGCATTCACGCATACCCATAGAGGTAACCCGCCGCTATCTGGATCGAAGTATATCGTTACAGGTTGGGCTGAATTCTGATGTTTAAGAAAGAGAAAGATATCGAGCTTACTTTTGTATGTCACGACGCAAACGCGTATCACCAGCATAGTGTTCACCTTGCTCGCAATAATATGCCTGATTGGTATAAAAACCTGCCTAAGCCTGAAGGTTACAACTTCGATAAGGATCATTCTTTGCCAAACATGAAGTTATGTAGCGGCTTGACCGATATGTACGACAAGATGATCGAAATTCCGATGTGGTCAGATGTCGCGTTTAAGATCGGCAAAAAAGGCACTAATTTTTGGGCTTACGCATTTGCGAGCATGGATGGCGGATTTACGCAGCACAATGAATATCAGCGTGGGACATTTCGCCCTGATGAAAGTAACTGCCACATGAAGTTGGATATGGTTTGGATGGTTGAGTCTAGCGAGCCAGTCGATCTGCTAATGCTAATGCCGTCATGGTCTAACAATTACAGTGAACACATAACGTGGCTTGAGGGCGTTCTTGATACCGAATTTATATCAACGCTTAACGTCAATATGATGTTTGCTAGAAAGGATGAAGATTACGAACTAACCCTCAAGGAAAACGATCCGGCGGCTTTCTTACTCCCCTTGACACAGAAAAATGTGAAAATTAAAACGGAGCTAGTCTCTAAGGATGAGTGGGAAGCAAGAAGGGCAGCAACCTTTAGACCAACGTCTTTTGTGGGCGGCTTGCAAAAGGCACGAAAAAGCAAAGCGAAGTGCCCGTTCAGGTTCAATCGATAGTACTATTGGAATGTTCCGGATAATCTGCCAAAATCACAGCAATGATTTATAGGAGAGCGATATGGCTCTGATCCCGCTGAAAATTCCGGCAGGTATTTACCGTATAGGCACAGATTATGAAGGCGCAGGCCGGTGGCGTGACTCAAACCTAATCCGTTGGCATGGCGGCTCTATGCGCCCTGTTGGCGGCTGGTCGCAAAAGACGGATGCATCATCTAGCGTTACTGCTCCGCCGCGTGGAATGCATACATGGATTGACATTAATCGTGACTCACACATTGCTATGGGCACGGCTAATGAGCTTTTGTATGTTTCAAGCGGCGGCAACGTCACTGACATTACTCCAGCTGGATTCACAGCAGGTCGTGCTAGTGCTGCGGTAAACACTGCGTTTGGCGGCACATATTTTGGCACAGGCAATTACGGTGTTAAGCGCCCGTATTCCGGTGTTTTCCAAGAAGCCGATACATGGTCGCTAGATAACTGGGGCGAGTACCTTGTTGGCTGCTGTACTTCTGACGGGAAACTTTATGAGTGGACGCTAAACACATCTGCGGCTGCGGCTCAGATTGCAAACAGCCCGACTGATTGCAAAGGAATGCTTGTTACCGAAGAAAGATTTATTTTTGCGCTACATGCCGGTGGTAATCCACGCAAAATCTCATGGTGTGATCGCGAAGACAACACCGTCTGGACGCCATTGGCGACTAACGAAGCCGGCGACATTGAGCTACAAACTAACGGCGAGATTATGCAAGCAGCGCGTATGCGTGGACGCACAATCATTGTTACATCTACTGACGCCCATGTTGCTACCTATCAGGGCGCGCCATTCGTTTACGGCTTTGAGCGTGTTGGCACAGCCTGCGGTGCTGTTTCAAGAAGGGCAATGGTCGCATTGGAAGCAGGTGCATTTTGGATGGGCAAAGAGGCTTTTTACGTTTTTGACGGGTCTGTCGCCAAGCAAATGCCATGTGACGTGCAGGATTTTGTGTTTGAAAACATGAACCACAACCAACGCACTAAGGCGTGGGCTGTTCATAACTCTGAATACAGTGAAGTATGGTGGTATTACCCTTCATCTAGTGCAACCGAGTGTGATTCTTACGTTTGTTACGACTACGCTGAGAACCATTGGGAAATAGGCACTCTTGACCGCACAGCAGGTGCAGATCAAGGCGTATTTGATGAGCCTATGTGGGTTGATGCTACTGGTCACATATATGAGCATGAATTGCATGGCGTATCGCACGGCTCATACACGCCTTTTGCTGAGTCTTCGCCTATTTCAATTGGCAGCGGCGATACTGTGATGAAGGTCAATCAGTTGATTGGCGATGAAGAAACAGCAGGAGAAGTCAGGGTTCAGTTTAAGACCAGGTTCCATCCTAACGACACAGAGCGTACTTATCCGTCATCTAGTACCTACTATGACCTGACATCAATGCCAACGTCTGTGCGCTTTACAGGGCGTCAGGTAAGACTTCGCGTAGAAGCTACTGGCAACTCAGATTTTCGAGTCGGCACATTCCGTATTAATGCTGAAGCAGGTGGTCGCCGATAATGTTAATTATCGACAACTTTTTGCCACCAGATGATTTTGATCAATTCAAATCAGTGGTCTATGGTGATTTTTTCCCTTGGAGTATGGATCAAGGTATAGCTAGCGAGGATGATGGCGCAGTATATTTTACTCATCATTTTTACGATAACGATCAAGCTTACTCACATGAGTTTCAGTTGCTTAATCCGTTCTTGAGCTATGCAGGTGTTAAAAAGCTGCTAAGAGCCAAAATGAATTGTTACGTCAAAACGCCTGCGGTAGAAAAGCATGGCATGCACGTTGATCAAGATTTTGAACATAAAGGGATGATCTTTTATGTCAACACAAACAACGGCGTAACAACACTTGATAACGGCGAAGAAGTTGAATCTGTAGCCAATAGATTAATGCTTTTTGATTCGTCAAAACCACATTGCAGTAGTTCTTGCAGTGATGAAAGTGTACGCATAACTTTAAACTTTAATTATTTGTAATGAGTCAAGTACCGCCACCGTTGGGTTCTTCTTGGAATGTTTGGGGAGAACGTCTTGTCGAATACCTTTTGCGCGTCAGAGACAAGCTGAGCTTTAAAGGTAATGACGCTCGGGCTACCCAGGACGGCGTCTTGTTGTGGGATCCAGCTATTGATCACCCTGTCGTGTCCATTGATGGTGAATGGGTTCCGCTAGGTTATGGCTTAAACGAACCTGATCAAGGTTACGGTTATGGCGCTTTTGTTGATTACAACGACAAAACAGTGGCAGCTACTGAAACCGCATATGCGTTGACCTGGGGTACTGAAGTGTACTCAAACGGCGTTTCTATTGATGACACAGTGACTAGCCGCATCAACTTTACCAACAGCGGCAAATACTACATCCACTTCACGGCGCAGCTAAATTCACAGTCTGCTAACGCTAAAACCTTTTGGTTCTGGCCAAGGATCAACGGCACTGATATTCCGGGTTCTACCATGCGTATTACCATGCACGACAACGATGAGGCTAAAACCATCGCCCGCGCCGCTATATTTGAGGTGAATGCAGGTGATTACCTTGAGGCGTATTGGGCTGCAGATGATACTGATACAGCGTTAAAAACATATACGGCTGAGACATTTTGTCCGGCCGTCCCATCAATCACACTCATGGTCAAGAGTGTATAGAGGTCAGGATGAGCGCAGCAGAAGAAATTAATGTAATTTTTGATGAGCTAGAACGCTGCAAGCCCTGGATTGAGGCCGCTCTTGAGTATTCAGGCGGCACGCACGATTTTAAAGATATTGTAGATGCGGTCTTGACAAATCAGATGCAGTTTTGGGCGGCAGATAATGCGTGTATAATCACGCAAATAATCCAGTACCCGAAGAAGCGTCATTTGCACATTTTTCTGGTTGGTGGCAATCTTGAGCGTATACTTGATTACAATGAATCGTTCAAGGAATTTGCTAAGATAAACAAATGCGATGCGGTAACTAATTGCGGCAGACGCGGATGGGTAAAAGTTTTGAAAGATTTGGGCTACAAAGAAACCGGTATAGCCCTCGGTATGGAGATTGAACAATGAGTCGTTTTGGTGAAATGGATGGCGTAGCTGATTTGCCAATCCACGCGTTCAACGAGAACAAATACATTCGCACCTACGAAGGCAGTAAAGGCGGCGGTCAGACTACGAATCAAACAGTTGTAGAGCAGCAAGAGATTCCAAAGTGGATTGAAGATCCTGCTACTCGAAATCTTCAACGTGCAGAAGCGGCACAGCGTATCGGCTACATGCCATTTCGAGGCCTAGACGTAGCAGGTTACAACCCAACTCAACAGGCTGCTATGCAGATGAATATCGATGCGGCTAACGCATTCGGTATGATGCCTCAGGGATATCAAAACCTGACGGCACTATCTGGCATGCCACAACCCATTAACGTAGGCGGATTTACCGGCTATTCATCAGCTCCAATGTACGACCTAGCTATTCAGCAGGCTACAGCGGCTGACCCAACATACATGGCGCGTTACAAAGCGCTATTCTCATAAGGTAAATAATCATGGGCATGGCAGGCGTACCAGTAAATCCGATGCAACAAGCATCGATGGCTCAACAAGGTGCATTAGCAGGAACAGCAGGCGCTGGAACGATAGCAGGCACTAACTTATCTCCGTACACCAACCCGTACAACCAGCAAGTTATTCAAGCCACTCAAGGCGACATTCTGCGTAACGCACAAATTGCTGAAAATGCTCTTAACTACCAAGCAGGACAGGCAGGTGCATTTGGTGGCTCACGTCACGGCGTAGCTCTTGGCGAGTTTGGCAAAGGCGTGATGCAGAACCTTGGCACTCAGACAGCAGCTATGCGCCAACAGGGTTATCAGAACGCTCAGTCAATGGCTCAGCAAGATATCCAGAACCGCATGGCTCAGGCTCAACAATTAGCAGGTCTTGGTCAGCAATCATTTGGTTATGGCCAACAGATTCAATCTGGTCTTGCTCAGCAGGGCCAGGCACAACAAGCGTTGCAACAGGCAATGATTGATGCATCTAAGGCACAGTACGCAGGCTACCAGAACGCTCCAGTTTCTAGCTTGGGTTATGTATCAGCTGCATTGGGCGCTACCCCAGTTCCAATGTCATCGACTCAACAGACCACTGGCGGCACACAGCGTCAGCCGGGCTTGTTCGACTACCTAACTCTAGGTGCTACCGCATTCGGCTCATCAGACGTTCGCTTGAAAGAGTCAATCAAGAAGGTTGGAGAGTTGGCTAACGGTCTCGGTATCTACACTTGGAAGTGGACCAAGCAAGCGATTGAGTCTGGTAAAGCAGGCAATATGTTTAAAGGAGTTCTTGCTCAAGAAGTTCGCAAGGTTCTACCTGAAGCGGTTATCGTTGATAACGATGGCTACATGAAGGTCAACTACGCTCATCCTGAGTTGAAAGGTGCTTTCTGATGAGCAGTATTTTTGGCTCCTTCAAGTATCCTTGGGAGAAAGATAAAGATAAATTTGACTGGTCATCAGTTGGAAATGCTTTTGGTGGCGAGAAAGCTGCCGCTCTTGAGAATGCAGACTTCTTGGCTGCTGATGCAGCAGGCTTAGCAGAATCAGGTATCGGCACTGATCAGATGGCTGGAATCCTTGAGGGTTCTGGTTTTGACGCTTTTGAAGCAGCAGATGCAGCTCAACTAGCGGGTCAAGGCATTGGCGCAGATCAAATGAAAGATGTGCTAGGCCAGTCAGCAACTGCCGGAATGGGTTCTGGTTTTGATGTTGCAGGAATGGCAGGCGCAATAGCTAAAGGTTTAGGTGCATTAGGTGGCGATAGTGGCCCTAAAGCTCCGCCACCACCACAAGGATCTATCTTGAAGCCTATTGAGCGTGCAGGTACAGCTCAGCCTATTCAGCAGGCACAAGCTCAACCGCAAACGATCGGTCAGCCATCATCTGCAATGCAAACAATTCAGCAGCAGAATCTAGGCGCAGCACCAAGCATCCAAGACATGATTAAAATGCGACAAATGCGAGGCATGGTCTAATGGCAGTAGAAAAAACACTACTTGAGTTCTTGCGTAACATGGTTATGGGCGCAGGAGCTGACAAGGCACGCGAATATGTTGAGCCATCGATCCGCGATGCGATTACAGAATTTAATCGTCCTGAGCAACCAATGACTCCGGGTGCCACTATGATCGATGGTTACCCATCTATGTCTAGTGGTAACGCAGCTGTAACTACTCCATATTCGCCATCAGGTATGCGTAATGTCGAGGGTGACACGCTGAATGACGATCAAATGAATGCATTGCTTGAAAGCATATCTATGCAGGACATGAATCCTGCAGGCCAAAAAGCATTTGACGACACGAATACAGCCAACATCGTTAACAATAAAGAGCAAACTCTCGATTTTGTACGTCAGTACGGCTCACCAGTGATGAGCAATGCTCAGAAGATGTTGGTAAAAGATGTACCGCCTGAGGTTGCACAAGATCCTGAGATGCAGAAAGGCGCAGTAGCGCTATCTAGTACACAGGCTATAGCTGCAAGCGCCGATCAAGAACCTGGCTTCTTTGAATCAGCAGGTAACTTCTTTAAAGATCTATTTGGCGATGAAGAGCGTATGACTCGCTTGGCGCTAGCGTTTAACTCTATGCGCTATCAGCCAGATGCACAGCTAGCTAATGTATTGGGCGATCGCTTAAAGACCCTATCAGCGCAGCGTGGCCATAACGCTACATTGCTATCATGGCAGAAGTCAGATAATCCAAAAGCTAAAAAAGCTTTAGATTACTATCAAGCCACTAAAGATATGAAAGGCGCAGCTAAGATTGCGTTTGGAACTGATACAACTTACGGCACAACTCCACGCTTAGTAATTAATCCTAAGACGGGCGAGCGTGAGTGGATGGTTCTTGGCACTGATGGCACGCCTAAGAAGGTTGAATTGCCTGAAGGTATGGAAGTGCCACCTAACGTAGAAAAAGTTGAGACTGCTACAGATATCTTCTTTTACGACATGGCTAGCGGCCAGCTTCTTGGTAGCCGCTCTAAAGATATCGGCAAAGGTGTTATCGAGAAGGGCATGGCTGAGAGCTGGCTTGAATCAATTTCAGGTGGCCAGAAAACTATCGACAACTTAACTCAGGGTATTTCAGCGATCGACTGGGTGCTTAATCCAGAGCGCAAAGACACCCTTGATCGTGCCTTTGGTATTACTGGTAAATACTTACCAACAGTCATCCCTGAGACTGAAGACCTTTACTCTAAGCTTAACCAGATCGGTGCTAAGCAGTTCTTGGCAGGCTTTGAGTCGCTTAAAGGTGGCGGTCAAATCTCTAACATTGAGGGTGGCCAGGCTAAGCAAGCTGGTCTCGCATTGTTTGATGAAGAAGGTAAGATTAAGACTGGTCTAAGTCCAGACTATGTTCGTGAGCAGTTGAAGTTGCTTCGTGAGATCTACCAGCGTGGTGTTGATCGTGCTGAGCGTGGCTATCGTGTTAAACCAGGTTATAATCCTGCTATCCACAGCGAGTTAGATTATCTTGAGCAAATTAAAGGCTCAAAATCATCCGCTCCAGCAGCAGCCCCTGCAGCACCTACAAACCCATATGCCGGCTTCTCAATCGCGAGGTAATAATGGCTAGAACGCTAGTAAATCTGCCTGATGGCCGAAAAGAGTATATCGACCATCCAGAAGGTGCATCAGAAGCTGACATCTTAGGCTTTGCTAAACAGCAGTATGAAGCAGGCGCATTCGGTGAAGCGCCTAAAGACTACTCTGGCATGTCTACTGGCGAAAAGGTTATGGAAGGCCTTAGTAACGTAGGAGAGTCAGGCGCTAAGCTTGCAGGTGCATTATACGAAGCTGTTACCAATCCTATCGACACGGCCACTGCGATTTACAACGTAGGTAAGGGTGCTATTCAGCTAGGCTTGCCTGAGCTTGGTATTAATATCGATGGTGACCCAGAAGCACAAGCAATGGCTAAGCGTGTTGGCCAATTCTATACAGATCGTTACGGCTCACCAGAAGCTGCTCAACGCGCAATGATTGAAGATCCTGTTGGTGTACTTGCTGACATAAGCCTGGCATTCACTGGCGCAGGCGCAGGCCTTCGTGCAGGAGCTGCCACAGCTAAAGCTGCTACAGGCGCTAAAGCAGGTACGATTGCCGGAGAAACACTGACTGGTATCGGTGGCGCAGGTCAGAAGTTGATGGGCGCAGGTTCAGCCATTGAGCCAATAACCGCTACAACAAAAGGCGCTCTTGCTCTAGGTAGAGGCGCTACTACTCTTGCAGGTTCAACAGCAGGCCGTTTAGCAGGTCAATATTCAGGCACTGGTTACGCTCCAATTCAGGCTGCATATCAAGCTGGTCGCCAAGGCGGTGAAGCTGGCGAATCATTCCGATCTGCAATGCGTGGTCAAGATGATATGAGTGCAGTAGTTGCTAGCGCTGAAGATGCTGTCAGGGCTATGAAGGACCGTGCATTTGCCGCATACAGCACGAATAAACAAGCACTAGCTCAAGATAAAAATATCTTGTCATTTAACTCTATTTTAGGCGCAATTCAGCGTGGCAAGCAGATGGCTATGTCAGGCAAGATCGTTAAGCGTCCAAGCGTATTAAAGTACGTTGATGAGGCTGACAAGGCTGTAAAAGAATGGATAGCCGGTGATCCTAGAGTCAATCATACCGCATCAGGATTTGATGATTTAAAGCAGCGTTTAGATGACATCTACGAAAGCATTCCAATGAACGAGCGTACAGCGCAGTCTGCTGTATTGCAGATTAAGAAGGCAGTGCAAAGTAGTATCGGTAAACAAGCGCCTGCTTATGCCAAGTACATGAAAGAATACTCAAACGCGATGGAAACTATCAAAGAGATCCAGAAGTCGCTATCCATGGGTAAGAACGCTGGCGCAGAGACTAAGCTGCGTAAGTTGCAGTCAGTTATGCGTGATAACGTAAATACTGGCTACGGTTCTCGTGCTGAGAAAGTTAAGATGCTAGACGAAGAAGGCGCAAACATCATGCCTCGCGTCGCAGGTCAATCTATGCAGTCATGGATGCCACGAGGTATTCAGGGTGCAACAACCCCGCTTGCAGCTGGTGGTTTGGCTCTTTATGGAGCTAACTGGCCTGCTGGTTTAGCTGCCATGGCGGCAGGATCACCACGCGTTGTTGGTGAAATGTCTCACGCATTAGGCCGCGCTGGCCAGGTGGCAGATCCTGTTGCGTCAGTCTTGCGTAAGATGGACCAGCCCACGATAATGAACGCTTTATATCAAATGCAGCGCGCTGAAGAGGAAAAGCGATGAAACTAGAGCCAATGTCAGATGATCAAATCGAAGGTATTGCACAAGAAGCAATCACCGACGCTTTAAGTTTCATAGAGTCAGAAGTTGCAGACGATCGTATCAAGGCGCAAAAGTACTATAACGGCGAAGTTGATATCGGCGAAGAAGAAGGTCGTTCTAAGGTAGTTGCTACTAAGGTTCGCGACACCATCCGCCAGATCAAGCCTAGCCTGATGCGCATCTTCTTATCTAACGAAAACTTTGTTGAATATATCCCTAAGCGACCAGACCAGGTTCTAGCTGCAGAGACTGCGACCAAGTATATCCACGGCAAGTTTCAAGAGAACAATGGCTACCGTGTTTTATCTGACGCATTCCACGACGCACTGCTGAAGAAAGTCGGTGTCGTTAAGTGTTACTGGGATGAGGTTGAAGACTCAGAGACTTATGAGTTCACTAACCTTACTGAAGAAGAATTAACCATCCTGGCTCAAGAAGATGACGTAGAGATCATCGAACAAGAAGTCGAGATGGAGATCGAAATTGACGAGATGGGTATGCAGGTAGAAACGCCTCGCCATAGCGTCAAGATCATGAAGCGCAACCTATCAGGTAGTTTGCGTATTGAGTCAGTTCCGCCAGAAGAGTTCTTTGTAAACCGTGAAGCTGTATCGATTGATGATTGTTATGTCTGCGGCCACCGCACTGAGTTACGCGTTGGTGAGCTTGTAGAAATGGGCTACGACTTTGACCAGGTGTCAGAGTTGTCAGGAATTGCTTACAACGACACCATGTCAGAGGCTGAGCAGTTCGAGCGTCGTGGTTGGGACCAGATGGAGACTGACGAGTCTAAGCAAGACCCATCAATGAAGCTGGTTGCGATCACTGAAGCGTACATGAAGATCGACGTAGACGGCACTGGCATGCCACAGCTACACAAGTTAATTCTTGGTGGCGGTGAGATGGAGTTGCTTGATTACGAGCCATGCTCAGTCATTCCTTTCGCTATCTTTGAGTCAGACCCAGAGCCACACACATTCTTCGGTAACTCGATCGCAGATCTAATCGTTAACGACCAGGATGCGGCCACCGCAATGCTTCGTGGTGTACTCGATAACATCGCGATGACTAACTCACCACGCCTGGCGATGGTTGAGGGTCAGGTCAATATCGACGACCTACTGAATAACGAGATTGGCGGCATTGTTCGCATGCGTCAGCAAGGCGCAGTTCAAGAGATGTCAGTGCCATTTGTGGCAGGACAAACTCTAGGCGCTCTTGAGTACTACGATCAGACTATCGAACAGAAGACTGGCGTAGCACGCGCATCTAACGGATTAGATCCTAACGCTCTACAGAACACTACCGCGACAGCGGTACAGCTTACTCAGGCCGCTGGTCAGGGCCAGGTTGAAGTTATTGCACGCAACTTAGCTGAAGGTGGCATGCGTCGCCTGTTTAAGTTGATGTTGAAAGCAGTATCTCAGAACAGCCCAGAAGAAGAGATGATGCGTGTTTCTGGCGAGATGTTTATGCCAATAGATCCACGTTCATGGGGTATCGATATGAATATCTCAATCAACGTAGGCTTAGGCACTGGCAAAGAAGACGAGAAGGCTATGGCGCTTCAGTCTACCTTACAAACCCAGATGGCGATCTATCAGACTTACGGAGCGCAGAATGGCGTCGTGTCTCTTACTAACATTCGTAACACTCTTGCTGATATCTTGGCTCTCGGTGGTATGCGTAACGCTGATCGCTACTACGCGCCAATGAACCAACAGATCGAACAGCAGTTGATGATGCAGATGCAACAGCAGGCAGCTCAACAACAGCCACCTGATCCAAATGCAGCGCTAGCCCAGGCTCAGATTGCTGCAGAGCAGATTAAGGCTCAGGCTAAGATGCAAGAAGTTCAGGCTAAGATTCAACTTGAAGCTCAAAAAGCGTTGGCCGAAGACGATCGTCAGCGCGACAAGATGGACGCTGATCTATTGGTTGAGGCAGCCAAGATCCTTGGCCAGTGGGGCGTAGCGGTTGATGTGGAAGAGATTAAAGCAATGCAGAACTCGCCACGTTATGCAGACGTAGCGCCAGCACAAGCGGTACCTGAAGCGAGATATTAATGGAAAGCATTAAAGACAAGGCACTCCGATACAGGAACCTTGCTAAGGACGAAACTTTTAAAGAACTAATAGAGAACGTCGCAAACGAACAAGTTGCGGTATTTTTGGACCCGTCATCATCGGTTGACGCTATTGATGACGCTAGGGCGATAGTGGTAGCATTAAAGAACATAGATAGAACAATTCAGCGAATCCTCGATGAAGAGTCTATTTATGACAAACACAATTCGTAAACTAGCAGAGGGGGACTCAGTACCGTGGAAACGACTGAACCTATGAGCATTGACCAGGCTGTAGAAGCCATGGTCGCACCAGAGCAACCAGTAGAAGAGGTTGTTGAAGAAGAATCTCAGTCGGCGTCAGAGCCAGAGGCAGAGTTTGAGGAAGAGCAACCCGAAGCGGACTCTTTCGATGAAGACGAAGTCGAAGATGATGACGACGATGAACCGGAATCGGACGACGCGGACGATGAAGGGGATGAGGACTACGAAGACGACGTAGACGAAGCTGAGGACGAACAAGAGCCTGAAACAGAACTCATCACCGTAAAGGTGGACGGAGTCGAACAACAGGTAACCCTTGAAGACCTCAAGCGAGGATACAGCGGTCAGCAGTATGTCCAGCAAGGCATGCAGAAAGCAGCCGAAGCTCGTAAAGAAGCTGAGGAAACTTTCAATGCTTTGATGCAAGAGCGGCAGCAGCTAGCGAACATTGTTAATCAAGTTCAGCAAGGTGCTTTAGTTCCGCCACAAGAACCGAGCCGCGAGCTGTTCGATAGTGATCCTATTGGCTACATGGAAGCCAAGATGAATTACGACGAGCAGGTCAAGGTGTACAACCAGAACGTACAAGTTGTTCAACAACAGATGCATCAGCAGTCTGCAGCAGAACAGCAAGCGCGCGGTAAGTACATCACTGAAGAAGCGTATCGGTTAGTAGAGGCTATGCCTGAATTGTCTGATCCCAAGAAATTGGAAAGCTTTCAAGGCAGAGTTAGAAAAGTAGGTGAAAAGTTCGGTTACTCTAAGGAAGAGTTGTCAGCTATCACATCGCATCGTGACATGCTTGTCTTAGATGCAGCTGCTAAGTATATGGCCCTACAAGATGGCAAAGAGATCGTTCGCCAGAAGGCAAAGAAAGCCCGTAAACCTGTAAAGGCCGGTGCTAAGAAAACTGTCAAGAAAGGCGAAGCTGCTCGCAAACAACGCGACAAACTAAGACAGAGCGGTTCTATTGAGGACGCAATGTCACTGATACTTGATCCAAACTTGAAGTAATTTAAGGAGACTTAATCATGCAACCTACTAATACTTTTGACAGCTACGATGCTGTCGGCATTCGCGAAGATTTACGCGACGTAATCTACAACATCTCACCTGAAGAGACCCCATTCCTTTCTGCTTGTAAGAAGTCAAAAGCGACTAACACTTACCACGAGTGGCAGACTGACTCTCTTCGTTCATCAACAGCTAACGCGCACGTCGAAGGTGATGTAACTACTGCTGAAGCTCGCACTGCGACTACTCGTTTGGGTAACTACACCCAGATCTTTAAGAACGCAGTTGTTGTTCCTGATACTGACGAAGGCATCAACAAAGCTGGCCGTGCGAAAGAAATCGCATACCAGACTATGAAGATGGCTAAAGAGCAGAAGCTCGATATCGAAAAGGCATTGTTCGACAACAACGCTCGTGCAGCAGGTGCTTCTAACGCAGCTCGTGAGTTGGCTGGCGTTCCTGCTTGGTTGACTACCAAC